GTTTGAGCGACAAGCGAAAACACGATTGATCTTCAGATCAATCCAATCCAATGCGTACAATCATCACAAGGATCGTCGCAAAGGTTGAGATCTTTAATGAAGATCAGGATCACGGCCAAATCCAGGTTTCACGCTACTCACTTCTATGGGAATTACTTCGAATTGAAAATGTGGGTCTTGATCACGTTTGGTTGCTACGTATTGGTTGACTTCTTCCTGCGAGTTAAGTTCATCAATAACTTTACCCGTAGGGTCAACTATCTGATATCTAGTAATCATAGTCGATTATTTAATAAGTAATTATGTCTTCAAATGTATAAATATAATGGAATAGGAGTTTACGATGAAGGTTATAGACGTTTTAACAGAGTCAAAAAAGACAAATGAAGGACCAATTCGCTTTTTAAAGCGTACATTGGGCAAAAATACAGCTATGGGCAAGGCCGCACAGATAGATGCGGAGCTTGATAAAGAAGTAGACAACCTATACAAGGATTTCTTTGCGGTAGCAAAACAACGCCCAGATCTAGGAGGCATGACTGCCAAGGGATTAGGACAGTTTATGGTTGCTAAAGGATTTGCTAACAAGCCTTCGGAAGTGATGCGTTTCATTAATCAAGATCCTAGCATGAGTAGAATACTAGCCAAGGGTGCTAAAAAAGTTGCCAAAGGCGCAAAAACCGCGGCTGGCGCCGGCGTCAAAGCCGCTAAAGCGGTAACAAAGGGAGTTGGCAAGGTAGCAGGAGCCGCTAAGAAAGCATTGACTCCTAAGAAGTCAGATCTTACTCCAGATGGACAAATGGAACTTCCATTGTCAAACTCAATATACAGCGAAGCAATACTGGAATCAATACTGAACGAAGTTGACATACCTTTGACAAAAGCACAGGTCAAACAGGTAATGAAAGGCTTTGTTAGAAAAGGATTTCAATCACAGTTGGGATCACGTACACAGAAAAGTGCTTACGCGACTGACGCAGGTGATACGAACATGATGCCAAACAACGATGTTCAATCAGCTCTGGCTACTTTACAAGATGCTGGATTTAAGATAGATACCAAAAAGAAAACAATCAAAACTCCAGCCTAGAAAAAAGGCTGTCCAGTTTTTTTCGCAGTTTCCATATTTTCCTTGATAAGATCATTCATTAGTTCTATATCTTCCGTAGCGAGATCATAACTGTCGTTGACGGTGAGAGAACCTCTCATCCACCAGCACAATCTGTACAGGGTTGCCTTAATCTGCTTGACCTCGCCTTCGAGGACCTTAACCTCGTTTTGGATTTTATCGAGTGACCATGTTAAGATCCGGAGCCGAAAAAATTGCTCTGATCAAATGTAACGGGAACTTCAAATGTTTCTGGAGCACCAGCCTTCAGTTCTTCTTCTGTCGCACTAACAGTGATAGGCTTGATAGTATATTTCTTTTTCTGTGCTTTGATACAATCAGATATCTGATTGAATATTGATGCGTCGCAGTTGTCCAAGAAGTCATGTATGTATGCTGGATTGGTCACTGCGTCTTGATCACCGTCTGGTTGTATTGCTACAACGCTGTCTATCAAAACGTTAATGTTTATTTCAGTCAGTTTTGCGTAGGCCTTTTGGAACCTTTCAAGTTTTACAGTATTGTCCAATTCGTCGTTGTCAATAATAGCAAAAACTCTCTGTTCTTCAAATGCTTTCACAGCCTGTTCAGTTTGAGTCTTGTAAGTTGTTGGTTTAATCGTAATAGTAAAACCATCAATCTTGTGTGTGTCCTCAAATTGTGCTTGAAGCAAATGATCATATATTGCTTGTAGTCCATAACCAAATTCTCTTTTGATATTTGTGTTAGGAACTGCCGCTGTTACTTCGATAGTTTCTCCGTATGTTGCCATTCTTATTGCGACCAAGATTGTGTCAAGATCGATTGAAGGGCAAACCCATGCGTTTTTAATGTTTGGCATACAACTTTGAATAACATCAACTGTAGCTTGTCCATTCAACAACGCATCAGGTGTTTTGAAAGTTATTTCATCCCTTGCTGTCATTGCATAAACAGGAAATTCTCCAGACTCAGGAACCTCAATACTGTTCTGTGGCCAGTACTTTCCTGAACTAGGCAGTTTAATGTAGATCTTTGGTTGTCTTAGATGTTTCTTAAGGGGATTAACCTGAGGTTGTCCCATAGGAACACCAGTACCGCCCATAGCCATATTTGGCGGAATAGTATTATCTACCATGTTTATTTCTCCTGCTAAATAGTATGTAAGTCATACGTTATATTTATGGCTAATAATAATGTGAGTATATAATTCATGGCAAATGTAAAGATAGATATCCCAGGAATAGGATTAGTAGAGGCTGAAAACGCGGCTTCTGAACAAACTTTACGAGAAATACTGAAAGCCCTAGGCGGTAGACGTGTAGGATTAGGCCCTAATCAAGGACAGGGTGGCATTGATCCCAAAACTGGCAAAAATGTAGAAGATCTCGGTAGAGCTTCAGAATATGCCAGCGGAGAAGTAACAACCTTTGGTGGAAAAGTAAAAGCGGCAACAGCAGGCCTTGGTAATCTTATCACTGCGGTTTTCACAAGCACGATAGGAGCCGCGGCTAATCTAACTCAAGAATTGATAAACGGTGGAAACACTCTTACTGATTTCGCACAGCATTTACCCATACCATATCTAACAAAATTTACTGGTTTGATTGATAACCAAACAGAGCTGTTTAGAGAACTTTCTTCTTCAGGAGCAACGTTTGGCAACAACATGTTTGAAGTGATAAGAGTAGCAGGAAATGCGGCCATTCCCTTACAGGACTTTGCTCAATTGGTAGCTTCCAATGCTGAACAACTTAGACTGTTTGGTCCATCAGTAGCAAGTGGTGCTCAACAATTTGCTACCCTATCTAAACAATTTAGGCAAGGTGCCGCAGGACAAAGATTGATGCAGATAGGTTTCACTACTCAGGAACTAAATGAGAATCTTATAAACTTCAATGAGATACTATTTTTATCAGGTAGAGCACAGAGAATGACCAGTGCTGAACTGGTTGCGGGTACTGCGGAATATTCCATGGAACTTGACAAGATAGCAAAGCTAACAGGTAAGAGCAGAAAAGCATTAGAAGATGAAAGCAAACAGAGAAACAGAGATCTTAGAGTACAACTGGCCATATCACAACTTGGACCAAAATTTGAATTGGCACTAAAACAAGCATCAGCAGGCAGTGAAAGATTTCAAGCCGCTTTGGTAGACGTATCAGATGGATTAGCACAGGATCCACTTACTAGAATTTTACAGGTACAAAGTGATGCGTTCAAGCGTGATGCTCAAAACATTCAGAACATGGATGCTGATACTAGAAACAATTTTTTCAAGGCAGTTGAACAAGATATTAGAAAAGTATTTGCTGATATGCCAAGGTCGCAAGTTGACGCACTTATAAGACAAGGTGGGCCAATGGGGGAACTAGCAGGACTAGCTGGAGAAATGGCTCACTTGAGAATGACAACAGAAGGTGCCGCATCGCAAGTTGATATGGAACAAGCGGCTAGAGACAAAGCAACAGAAAGTTTTACCACACTGGCAGAAACTATAAACGATCTAAGAGGAACAATACAGGTTGAACTTATAGATTCTAAAATATTCCAAGATTTCAAAAATGGATTAGCAAATTTAATTCCTGATCTTGACGAATCAAAAGATCTGTATAAAAAACTAAAGGAAATGCTTCAACCAGTAATTGATGGATTAGGTGATCTTTGGGAATGGACAAAGACTGACGGATACAATATGATGGTAGATGGTATGAGTAAAGCATGGAATTGGATGAAAACTGATGGCCTTAAAATGATTCAAGACGGATTCAATACTGCTATGGGCTGGTGGAACAGCATTGACTATCAAGCAATCAAGAACAGCTTTTTGTCAGGATGGAATACTATTAAGGATTTTTGGGATAATCTTCCTAGCCTGGACGACATTGAAAAGAAATTTGACGAAATGCTTACAAAATTAAAAGACATGATACCGGACATTCCAACAATTGAAGACATTAGAAAAGAAATAAACGAAGGAATTGAAAGATTAAAAGACGCGATTCCAACTGTTGAGGACGTGAAACAGGCATTGATTGAGCTGAAAGATTATTTTATCAAACAACTTAAAGCGTTTTTGGATTTTCTTTTACCAGATGTACCTAGTTTGGATGAAGTTAAAAAGAAGTTCAATGACGGAAAAGAAGCGGTTGTAGATTTAGGAAATAAGGCCAAAGAAACGCTAAAAGAAGGCGCACAGTCACTCGGTGATATGACCAAAAGCGGCTACGATTACGCCGTCGATAAAACCAAAAATCTTTACAACAGGTTTTTTGGTGGAGAAGATGAAAGTGAAGTTAAACCCAATGTCAAAAAAGATACCAAGGAAAAAATGGTATTTGATGATAAAAACAAAACCACGATAGGCGGCAATGATATCACAGGATCAATAAATAATAGTATGCTTGAAGCCTTGAGAGGTATCCATAAGGAAATTAAAAAAGGCAATAAACAACAAAGCGGAAATTTGGTACAATAAAATGAGTTGGAAAAGATATTTTACACAAGCAGATGCTGATGGATCTAACAGTCCATTAAGTGTATCAGGCTCACAGCCAGGACCGGCAAGAACCAACTATTCAAGTTATCTTCCAGACGTATACACGGGTGCTCCAAACAGAGTTGAACGTTACGGACAATACAACGTAATGGACATGGATTCGGAAGTAAATGGAGCGTTGGATATTTTGGCTGAATTTTGTACGCAAATGAATACGCAGAACAAAACTTCATTTCAGATTGATTTCAAACAAACTGCTACAGGTAGTGAAATAAAAATTATTGAACAGTATCTACAACAATGGCACAAGCAAAATAACTTTGAGACACGCATGTTTAAGATCGTGCGTAATGTTTTTAAATATGGTGATTCTTTTTTTCTAAGAGATCCAGAAACAAAAAACTGGTTTCATGTTGACGCGGCAAAAGTTTCAAGTATCATTGTAAATGAATCCGAAGGTAAGAAACCAGAACAGTATATTATTAGAGATATTAATCTAAACTTTGTTGACAAGGTTGCTACAACACCTTACACCACTAACGGAAATGTTACCGGCGGAGGTTCGGGATATTTAACTGGCGGCGTGAGAGGCATGGTTGGAAACTCCAGCACACAAAGTAGTTCAACAAGATTCGGACATGACAAAACAAAAGAAATTGCTGTAGACGCAAAACACATGATACATTTAAGTCTATCCGAAGGATTAGACAACAACGCCCCATTTGGTAATAGTTTGCTAGAAGGTATATTTAAAGTATACAAACAGAAAGAACTATTAGAAGATGCTATCATAATCTACAGAACACAGAGAGCGCCGGAGAGAAGAGTCTTTTATGTTGATGTAGGTAACATGCCAAGTCACTTGGCAATGCAGTTCGTAGAACGTGTGAAAACGGAAATCCATCAAAGACGTATTCCGTCTAAATCAGGTGGAGGCACAAGTGTAATCGATAGTGCTTATAATCCATTATCAACAAACGAAGATTACTTCTTTCCGCAAACTGCTGAAGGTAGAGGATCTAAAGTTGAAACACTACCAGGCGGAACCAACTTAGGTGAGATAGATGATCTTAAATACTTTACAAATAAACTTGTAAGAGGTTTACGTATACCAAGTTCATACTTACCGGCGGCGGCACAGGATGAAGGTCAAAGTTCATTTAATGATGGCAGAGTAGGAACAGCGTTTATACAAGAACTTAGATTTAACAAATACTGTGAACGTTTACAAAACTTGTTAGTTGAAGTATTCAATCAAGAATTCAAAAGATATTTAATGGAAAAAGGTATTAACATTGATTTAGCAATGTTTGATATTACTTTCCAACCGCCACAAAACTTTGCCAGCTACAGACAAAGCGAATTAGATAATCAAAGAATAGGTACCTTTACACAGATACAAGCTATTCCATTTATGAGTAATAGATACGCAATGAAAAGATTCTTAGGAATGTCAGATGCGGAACTAGCAGAAAATGAAAGACTGTGGAAAGAAGAAAATGCTGAGAACATCACAACACCTACAAATGCGAGTGGTGAAATGAGAGGAGCCGGCATAAGCGGTGCTGGTATAGAAGCAGACATAGCAGGAGCAGAAGATACACCACCAGAAGACGAAGGTGGCGACATTACAGTAGGTCAAGGAGACACACCAGCTCCTGATCCAACGGCAGGAGGAGCACCGGATACACCTCCGGCATAAATACTAACATGATACTACGAGAATTTTTTTATTTTGATAAACAAACTTTTGAACCTGTTGAAGACAAGTCCTATGATGCCGTTGATGACGAAAGTATTGTCAAACGTGACGACACGAGAAAGACAAGACTAACATTAAAGCAAATCAATAAAGCTCGTAAAGCGTCAGAATTCCACCAAGAAGAAAAAGAAAAGGAACTAGACTTTATACGTCAGATGTACGGTATACAGGCACAACCAGAAGCCCTGTAGGAGTTTACAATGACCGTAGCTTTCGTGATAGGCAATGGCGAAAGTCGTAAAGACATAGACTTACATCCTTTAAAAAATTACGGCAAAGTATATGCTTGTAATGCTGTATACAGACATTTTCAACCACATTACCTAGTAGCAGTAGACGTAAAAATGATACTAGAAATAAATCAGCATAAATGGCAGATGGAAAATGAAGTATGGACTAATCCAAATAAACAATATCATGGATTCCAAGGATTTAATTTCTTCCAACCAAGCAAAGGTTGGAGCAGTGGTCCAACAGCATTATGGTTAGCCAGCACTCACAAACATGACACAATTTACATACTTGGATTTGATTTTCATGGAAAAGCTGACGACAAAGGACAGCGTACAAAGGTAAATAATTTGTACGCAGGTACGCATAATTACAAAAAGTTAGGCGAGCCAGCTACATATTTTGGTAATTGGGAGCGACAAACGGCTTCTACTTGCGAAGCACACGCAGGTACTAAATATATTAGGATAGTTGAAGACGGCGACGATTTTGTACCAAAGCAGTTGAAAAAAGTAAGCAATTTATCTCATATCACCATAAGTGAATTCATGAGATATTATGATTTTCGGCAATAGGCGTCAAAAAAGCCCGTTTTGACACCATTTTCCACGTATTTTATAATAAAAGTGTAAATATTACTGACAGCCTTACACCATTAACATGACAGGAGAAACAAATGGCAGATCAATCAAAACTAGAGCAAATGCTCGAAAAATTAGTTAACAATGATCGCGATGGCGCGGATTCATTGTTTCACGAGTTTGTAATCGAAAAATCACGTGGCATTTATGAAAAAATGCTAGAAGATGACCTCAAAGATCTTGAAGTCGACGAAGGATCTCATGATAAAGATAAAAAAGATGAGAAGAAGAAAAAAGACGACAAGGATATGAAGGAAGAATCAGACGAATCAGAAGAATCAGTTGAAGAAGCTTCAAATGAAGACGAAGAAGTAGACGAAGCTTCAAATGAAGACGAAGAAGTAGACGAAGCTTCAGACGAAGAAACTGACGAAAATATGGAAATTACACCAGAAGCTGACCCAATGGGCGGTGACGCGGCAGACGACATGATCGATGACATGAAAGCTGACGACGAAGAAGGTGATATGGAAAAGGGCGACGACGATGAAGAAATCGAAGACAGAGTTGTT